CTACTAACACTGAGTCTCCACCACTAACATCGTACCAGTTTTGGTCTATATAAAAACCTTGATTCCAAGGTTGAGGCACATAGCCAAAGTCTTCTGCTAAATCTTGAAATGTACTTTCGCCTGGTACCCAAAAATCTTCTATAGGATTTACTCCATACACTGGATGTATTCTAAACATTGTACCAACAGTAAAATCCCAGTTACCTTTATTAAATCTTATTCTATAATCTAATGATGAATATCTTAAGTTTACCCTTTCATTATCTGTGTACTGTGCTTTAACCACAAACCAATCACCGAGGTAACGTAGCCAAAAATTTTGCTCAGTAAACTTTTCACCACGATTACGTATAAAAGAATAATTAAACAAATACTCCCAGCCATTAGCATTACCAATAGTAACATTGTCTGCAGTATTTCTTTCGGTTCCAGTATACCATGTTTGTCTTTTCGTCTCATAATCAAATCTAGCTATTTTGCGTAATCCTAACGTTAAATTATAATCATACGCGTTAATTTCAGTTATGTCTTCGTAACCTTTGTTTACAGCTCTATAATCTTCTCTTTCAACAAACGATGTATTCATAGACATCGATGTATAGAAAGTTGAAAACTTAAAGAAGTCTTTTATCTGAGCTGTACTTATGGTACAAACTAACAGAAATAATAATAAGTGTTTCATTTTATAAATCTAAATCTTTACTATCTAATAATGTATATGTGAAGCTATTACCCCATTTATCTCTAGCAACTCTACATATATCCATAAATTCGTGCCAATCATCATTAGCCGCTATTACTTGACAACCAGCAGACCATTTATCTACTTTGGTAGATTTTTTACCACCCCATTTAGTTGCTCTGTGTATATTAATTCCAAATAAACCTGTTTGAGTATTATCATCACTTAAATCAAACTTGCCATCTTTGTTAGCGTCTCTGTATACTGTAACAGGGCCATTTTGTCCTAATGCTTCGTATCTACCTTGATGTAATCTAATTTTATGAGAGCCACGATACTGTCCTTCCTTCAAGACGGCCACACCTTCCTTTCTCATTATATTCTCCACCCAATACCTACCGGGGTCAGTCGTACAATCGTAACAATAAAACTCCCATTGATCATCACATTTAAATGATAATGTAATTTTATCGTCAAATTTATTTGTTACCTCGTTACCTGTATCTGAGTTTCTTACACCAACTATGTTAATATTATAGTCACCTGTTTCAAACCATTTGTAACTTTTTTGCTTTACAGCTTTTTCTATTATGTCTTTTGTTAAATTCATTATTTATTATTATTTAATTACTATATCACAACTAGAAGACCCAGTTGTTTTTAATCTTAAGCTAAACACCTGAATATCAAATGATAAATTATCAGTTAAAACTAAAGATGTTTTAGCTGGTATATCTATTTTATTATACAAAGTATAAGTTGTTGAACCATCAAATAAATTTATTGATGTTGTTTGCGTAGCGGAGTCATGAGTATTAGATATAAGTATTTTACGAATATTTCCAGTTCTACCACTATTTTTTTGTATTAATACAACGTTATCTTGATCTCCTGAAAAACTTTTATATATTGCCATTATATTAATGTTAATGTTGTTGATTTTGTTGTTACCTTGCTATTAGAAGGATCAGTGTACACTACAGTCATTACTATACTATAAGTTGTTTTGCCTTTCACTGTAGTAGAAACCATATCGCCAAATGATACAACTGTATTAGCCCCTGTTGCTATAGGTGTTTTATCTTTATTAGCAGATATCTCTGTTCTAAGATAATCTAACTCTTCTTGCAATAATCCTATTTGATAAACTAAAGCTGTCAAAGCGGGCTCTTTAGATGGTATATCACATATTTTAGAAAGATACCCATTATCAAACTCATCTTTCAAAGCATCTTTATCTGAACCTGTTTTGTTATGTATTGTTGTATATTTTTTATCTGCCAGCGCCATAATGTTAAGTTGTTAAATCAAATACTAATTCTATTGTTATGTTTTGACCACCATCTGGGTCGTCAGTTGGATCTATTCTAACAGCCATTGATTCACCCTGCACGAAAGTATTTGTTACTGAAGTAAAATCAAACTCTATAGTTTGAGTTGCATTAACAGTAGCAGTAACAGCCCCTTTAGCCGTGGTTACTTCATTTCCAGCTGTACCTCCGTATAATTTTAATTCTGTGCTACCCATATCAGTTTCACTTCTTAACCACATTGTCTTTACATAACCATCATAAGGAAATATAAAATGAGTATATTCTGGTGAAGCTGTCGATGTGTTCTGCTCACTAAGACTTCCTTGTAAGGGTATGTATCTTGAGAATGGAAAATTTAAAAAGAATCCAGCATTTAAAAAATGATGATGTACGTTTTTTGTTTGTATTTCATTACCCTCTATCGTTACAGTACCAGCAGCAGATCTAGCTATTGTAGTATCTGATGCATTACCTAATTCTATATTACGAGTTATTACAGCGTCGCCAGCTATTGTAGTAATAGATGTTGTTCCATATCCTATCTCAACATCAACGTCGTTAGCACTTGCACTTCCAGTTCCAGTAATAACATTTTGCGTATTTGATGAAGTACCATTACTAGTTCTTGCTTGCAATGCTATAGTCCCAGCCTCATCACCAGCAGTAACACTAATAGCATTTGCCTTTAATTTGCCATAATCTACAAGCGTTTGATTAGCGTTATCACCTCTAAACATTATATTTCCAGCCTCATCATTTATCGCTCCAGCAGCACCTTTATCGTTTATAAGAATCAAAGCGGGTCCTTTTGCGTTAGAGTTAAGGTTTTTAATATTAACTTGTGGTCTACCAGAAGTAGAAGAGAAAACGTCTAGCGCATCACCATCCCAATTTAAATCAAGTCTGCTTCCTATTTGACCATTACCCTCATCAGTTAATAAACCCCCAGCAACTCCATTAACACCAGCTCCATGTAAATCTGTTATATTATTTGTATGTATAGTAGCAGTACCACTAATATCCGTGTCCCATCTATAATGCTCTGCTGCTACAAAGTTAGCTAATGAATCATGATCAATAGTTCCTTGTGTTGCTACTTGTACCACACCACTACTATTTACAAAGGATGTACTACCCATTGTTAACCCTCCTGCTATTGTAGTATCACCAGCGCTGTCTACAGAAAACTTAACAGCCGATGTGTTAAAAGAGCTACCACTACCACCAGCAGGTGCGCTCCAAAATCTAAGTGATCCACCAGCCCCTGTACCAGTACCTCTACCAGCTATAATTTCAACGTTACCACCAGGTTGGTTAGTTCCGTCTCCACCACCAGCTTTTAAACCTAATGGCCCACCTGTTGCGGTTAAAGCTGCATCTAAAACTTCTACTATTGCTCCAGAACCAGTTCCAAATGTGTCATAAGATGTAAAGCTAAGTCTACCATAAGCAGTACCAAAAACATCAATACTAGAAGCTGTCGTTGATGTTAATGTAGTAGTCATAACTCCTGAATTAACAAGTGATAATGCGTTGCTACTAAATAGTAAACTAGATTCAACATCAATAGTGCTAGTACCACCATAAGTTAAAATGCCGTTAGCCGTGCTTCCATTAAAAGCTAACTCACCGGCTTCGGTATTTGCTTTTACTATTTTATTATTTGCGTCTAGGCCAAGGTTACCTCCACTAGCTATTGTACCAGTGGAGATATCTTCTAGGTATACGTCGTTACGAAACCTAGCTATAAAATCAAATATATGTTGACCTATAAACTTCATTATTATATTTCAAAACCAAAGTTTAAAATCATAAATCTAAATCTAGGGCACGTACCTTTATTATCGCACTTTGCACAAGGGCAAAACATAATTTCAAACATAGTCCACGTTCCTAATCTAAATGTTAATTCATAAATTTCTTTTTTATTACCTGCTCTCCAGGAATTTATCCAATTTACCATATTTTTAATTTTTGATTACTATAGTATTATTACATGTTTATTGATGAGCATAACATTTTTTATTCTCGTTCTCTGTTCTGTTCTTACATCTTTGGCCGTTAGCTTTAGTTGCTGTACATCTGTACTCTTTTTTACCATCGCCATCAGTATCGCTACCTTCTTTAAACTCCTTGTGATAAACGCATAAGAACTTTTTCTTTTTAGTTTCACCTCTCATATTACATCTTTGACCATTAGATCTAATGCCAGAACATCTTAATGTTTTTATACCTTCATCTTTCTTTCTTTTTTCTTCTTTTTTCTTTTCTTCTTCTTTAATTTTTTCTTTTTCAATTTTCTTTTGTTTCTTTTCTTCTTTTTTCTTTTCTTCTTTTTCTACTTTAACTTCTTCTTTTGCTTCTTCTACTTCCTCATCTTTTATGCCAATATCCCATTTGTTCCAACCCGCTACTAAAGCTGCTCGCTGCCATAGCTCATGTTGTCCTGTTATAGCTTCCTCTAAGTTATTAGCTTTATTTAGTAATCTATTTAACGGAATATTTGTTAAACCTTCTATAACTCCAGTTGCTGCTTGTAGTTTAGGATTTTCTAATCTAAATTTTAATTTACCACTAATATCTCTACCAAACTCTTTAGTACTATAAGCATTTACTACTTTTCTAACTTTACTACCTATTGGTGGAGATAAACTAATAGCCTCACGCGCTATATTCCATTTAGCTTCTCTACCAAAACCTTTGCCTTCTTGAGCTAACTCAGATTCTTTTTGCCATGCTAGAGCTGTATTTTTTAAAGAAGATATTAAAGCGCCATGTATTCCAAGTCCTCGTAAAAATGAGTCTAGTGCTCCGTTTAAAGTTCTTCTAGTTTTTTCTTCAATTAAAGGTTCGTCGTCACTACCACCAAACATTAAAAATGCTAACGCTGATTGTAGGCTAGCAAATACTACGTTTTGTACGGCTCCGTAATATATTATTTTAGATATATTAGTTTTAGTATCACCTCTACGATTAACTAAATCAGACAATGCTTTCTTAGTTAACCTACCATATTGCATTGTTACATTTTGAAAAGCTAATACTAATCTACCTAAAATACTAGCTTGTTGTTTAGAAACCAAATCTTCTCTTGATGACTGTTGTGTTTCTTCTGCTATTTCTTGAAAGTCTAACATTGCTTGATCGTTAGCTTGTTTAGCAGACATGCCTTCTTTAATATATTTATTATATCTGTTTCTGTAGAAACTAGCACCACCAAAAGCAATAGCTGTACTATCTGCTATTTGTGTAGGTAAAAATCCTTTTTCTAATAAAAAGTTAAGTACAGCTTCATATGAATTACCATTTTCTTTAAATGACTTAGTTAATTCAGAAGCGGACACATCTGTTTGCAAACCTCTTCTTCTTTGTTTTAATTGATCAGAATTAAATAACATTACAAAGTCTTTCCAAAATTGTGGTTGATTAGCAAATGCAGCAGTTGCTTTAAATATATTATTATCACTAAAGTTTACAAAGTTCACAGCTGATAAAGTTTGAAGCAGTGCAGATCTAGTGTTAAAGAACATAATAGAACCAACGGCCCCGTTAATCCAGTTAACCATCATATTAACTTCTCTATCTTTGCTAACAATTCTATTACCACCGTTTTCCATACGGTATAATATATTATTCAGCGCTTCTATAAACCTTGTTCCATATACAGCTTCTATTTTATTTAAATTTTCTTGACTAAATATTACATCTTTATTTTCTATCCACTCTGATAAAAATTCTTGCCTACCAACTTTATTAACGACTCTGATTAGATCACCACCAATACTACTAACAGACCAGTTTTGCCCAGGTGCTATATAACCATCTTTTCTTTTAGTTATAGTAGATAATGCGTCTGCGTATTTTACTAAGTCTTTATTATTTTTAACATGATTTACAAGAGTTGTTTTTAAGCTTTCAGATATACCAGGTATATCAAAACCGTGCTTGTCCCATAAATAAACTCTAATAGCAGAATCATTAGTAAAGTTTGTTCCAGGTACTTTATCATTTATAGATTTAGAAACTTCAGGCATTGCTTTCTTTAAATTAAGATAGTCATTGCTCATGTTTTGCTTATATGTGTTCCAAGCCTTAATGCCTTTGGCAAAAGGTTTTAGTAAAGCTTCTTCCATAAACCTCATATCCTTATTACCTTGTTCGCCTTTACCTAAAAAGTAATATAATAACCCTTTAAAATCTTCAGCCGATGGCGGTATGTATATAGAAAATCTACCTATGTTTTTACCAAGCTTCTTAGCTTCAGCTTCAGAAAATATTTTATCAGCAGCAATACCTTTTTTACGTTCAATCATTTTATTAAAATCAGTATTCATTGTTTTGCTAAACTTTACTTTAGCTTGAACCACATCTGACTTAACGTCTAATTGATTTAAAACATCTCTAACAGCTTCAACATTTTGTAAAGCGTCATCTGCAAAGTACATATCATTATAACCTTCAGCAAACTTTTGTACAAACCACTCAGCTTTTGCGTTAGCTGTACTGTTCGCTAAGCCAGTTATATTTTCTAACGGTATCTCTAGACCTTGCGATTTTAAAAATTGTTGTATAGGTCCAGCTGAAGCTGCTGGTCTAGCTGTTAAAACAAACACGTCTTTATTTCCAAACTTGTCTATTCTTTGTTTTGCCTTGTCTAATAATGGTCCTGGTGTTCCATCAACAACATCGTTAAATTCTGAAAAATCAAACTCTCCTCCTTGTTCTAGTATTTCTGATCCTTGCTCTGCAAACTCAGCAGCATCTAATCTACGTTTTTCATAACTAGAAACAAAATCGTCCATTTGTAAAACAAGATCTTCTGGCATAGGACTTTTTTGAGTTAAGTTATCAGTGTTGACTTCCATAAACCTACCACCAAACATAGTTTTAAATGTAGACTTATTATTTTGTACTGACTCGTGGTTACGTTTAACTATAATATCTAATAATGATCTTTCTTTTCTAGCTCTATTACGCTCTAAGGCTACATCTAATGAAGTATCTACGAATAACATACTAACATCATATCCTTTAGATTTAAACTCATCTACGAGCTTCTGCATTGATTTAACACTACCTCCAGTTCCATCAATAACAACGCCATCTGCATTACCTTGATATTTCATCATTTTACGTCTAGCTATTTTTCTAGACTCAGCGCCTAATTTACCTAAAGTACTTCTTTGCTCTTTAGTTAAGTCTCGCATATCTGCTGGTAATCCTGAGTTTTTCTTTAGCCACTCCAACGATATATCTGAGTTTACTATTTTAAAGCCCATGCCTTCTAGGCCTAATTTACTAATTACATTACCTTTACCACTACCAGCTCCACCAGCTAAGAATATAACTTTACGACTTGGTTTAGGTGTTCCGTCTAGATTAGGTACTGTGGCTCTTACACCAGACTTAGTAAAACCTAATGTGTCATCAAAATCAAAAACAGATAATCCTCTAGTTTCTCCTGTCTTACTAAATTTTATTTGATTATCAAATGCGTCGTTTAAATTTTGTTTTGATTGTATTTCAGCGACTGGTTTTGAAAACAAAGCGCTACCATCATTATTTATATTTAGCTCTTGCCCTATAGAAATACCTGTTTGTATGTTAGTTATATTACGAGAATTTATACCACCCCTAATAGCGCCTACTACTTTATTAAAATATCTTTCTACCCAAGAGCTAGTAAACACGTTCCAAGAACCGTCTAAAGACATTACATTTTTATACCCACCGTCATCTATCTTGGTATTATCTTTTCCAGATATAGCTATTAATTTATAGTTTGCCTCAACAGCTTTTAAATATTTAGAAAACTCTTTTGGATTTTTTAATTCAACAGCTGCTTTTGTTAATTCTCTATATTGATTAGCATTTTGTAAAGCGTGTTCAAAGTAAAGTCCTTTCGGATCGTTAACAGCGTTATAATCTATGTAATCAAAAGAAGCCCACAATCTACTTGGATGAGCGCCTTCATTTTGAGACCCTCTCATAAAGTTAATTACAAACATAACAAGATCGGGATCTACATTACCGTCCACTAAATTATTTTTATCATGAATAAATTTATGTATGTTAGTCCACATATCAATACCCATTTGAACATTTCTTTTGTTTTCTTTTAATGTTTCTTCTATAAAATATCTTCTGCCTTTATTTAATTTATTCCTAACATTTTGAGTGCTATGTTTACTCTTTTTAAACCTAACATCTTCTTTAACATCTTTAGCTTTTAAATTAACATTACCGGTTCTTGCTTTTGCTTCCTCTAAAGCATTTGCTATATTTGTAGCTACAACAAAATCTTTTTTACCTTTACCGTAATAAAAAACTTTATGACGTTCTTTTATAGTAGGATGTTGAACTTCTAGTCTTTGTTTAATAAGTTCTCTAGCAAATTTATTTTTTGCAGTAGAACTAGTAGATATTATAGTTCTATTAAGAAGTCCGGGCATACCCATTTCTTCAAAGTATGATATTAATTTACTAGCATAAAAACTATATTTAATAGCATCTTCTGCTGTTTCTGGATGCTTATATTCTAGACCTGGAAAAAGTCCTTCAAATAATACTTTATCACCCTGAGTTTTACTAAACATTACATCTAGTTGACCAGATATAACAGCACTACCAGGTCTGCCTTCTGCTATGTCAGATACTTCTTGACCTTGTATTTCTCTAACTGATTGATTAAAAGCAAATACAGAACTTTGTTTTATAAATCCTTTTAATAAACCATCATATTTTCTATTATGTGGCATTAATGTAAAGTCTGGATTAATACCATGCAAAGCTAAAAGATCAGCTTCGGTCATATTATCTACGTTAAGTGCTTTTCCTTTTATATTAGGAACTCTTAAGTTCATGTCTTGATATAAAGCTGTTATGCTTGCTTTATTTATTTTAGTGGACTTTTTAGTTGTTTGGTTATATTGTAATGGTGTGTATACGGATTTTAAAATACCTTTTATACCACCTACTTCATCTCTTTGTAAATCAGATAATTTTATTTTTAAATTACCTGTATTATGCTTAGCTATAATTAAAGCTTCTTGGGCGTTTCTAGCTCTAACTTTTTGTAACTTTCCTCTGTCTTCATAAAAATAATTATCAGTACTTGCTAAAAAAGCTATTCTTTCTCTTATATTTTTAGAATCTTTTGTAGGTAAATTATAAGGCTTAGCTAATATTGCTTTTGCATCTACTTTAAATTCATTTTTAGCTATAGCATCTAATACACCAAATGCTTTACCAGTAGGCGTTACACCCGCTGGAGTGCTAGCTTTTTCGTTTACTTGACTAGTGATATCTTCTAATACGTCTTCGTAATACTTACCTTTAGTTTGGTAATTAGTTTTATTAACAACTTTGCTTATAGAGTTATTTGTTTTTTCATTAAAATCAATTTCGTTTCTAACAAATTTTAATCTTGGTGCAAGTTTTACTCTATTATTTTTTATATTTAATTGTTGTTCTAATACAGGTTGGCTTTCAAAGTTTTTTATACGTCTACTTGTTTGATCTGCAATTTGTGTTTCTATAGTCTCACCTTGTATTTGTTGGTCTGTACTAACTGTACCAGGCCCACCTTCTCTATCTAAAGAGCTTTTTGCTTTATTTAGTATTTGTCCATATCTTTTTCTTAATAAACCACCAGCGTATATACCAAAGTTATTATTTTCAGCAGGATTCCAAGTATCAGCTAAGGCTGTTAGTTCTGCAAGATAACCACTTAAAAATTCATTAAAACCAATTTTCTTTTTCTCATCTAAATTAAGACCTTTACCTACCCTAGCAGCGACAGTGGCTCTTTCTATTGCTAAACCTAAATTATTTTTTATAAGCTCTTGCTTTAAGTTTTTATTTTCAGGTAAATTAAGAACTTCTTTTAATGTTATATTAGGATTTTCTTGTTTTAAAACGTCGTGTAATTCTACTATCTCGTCATATATTTCTTTGTTTTCTTGCCTTATATCTTTTTTACTTCTTTTTTTAGCAGCATCTATGACTGGTTTAGAAAATAAACCTGAAGTATCGGTGCTAGGTTGTTCGGCTTGTTCTTGTAGTTGGCTTAAACTTTCTGCTGTTTCTTTTATTTCTCCAGTTATAGAATATTTTTTTTCTAAATTAGCATTAATAGCTTGCAATAAATTATCTGATAACTTACCTCTTTTTACACTATTTCTAAACTCTTTTATAAAATTATAAACATCTCTACCATTTTTAAATTTTAAATTAGCTCCAGACCTGTTGCCAATATGTCTAAACATGTCACCTATTCTAGTAAATATACCTTCATTAAATTTTAAAGCACCAGTTGATATAGCGTCTAAAAATAAAGCCATAGCTTCTTCGCTTTGCTCAGCATATGACTTATCATAATAAGAAGCTAATCTTTGTCTAAAGCCAGAGTCTCTTACGGCGTTAGGATCTATAGTGTTCACATACTTCATAAAAGCAGAACCTAAAGCCATTCTCATTTTAGCATTATCTCCTAATAATTTATTTAAATAAAAATGAAATAACTCGTGACTAGCAACGTTAGAACCAGCTTGAGTTATAGCTAGATCTTCATTTAAAATTAATTTTTGTTTTCCATTTTTTTTATCTATAAAAAATCCATGAGCTGTTCTAGCTTCTTCTATTAAAGATTCAATATCAACTTTAACATTTTCTAGTTCATTTTTACTACTAGTAAAAGTAACTTGTTGATTTTCTAATAAAGGCCCACCTATAACATATATCAAGCCATCTTCTCTTCTTTCTAAACCAAAACGTTCTCTTAAATAAGCAGCTTCGGCTTCTATAGAATTAGAAGTTTCTACTAATTCTAAATCACCTTTTTTAGTAAATTTAGATATTTGTTTAAGTATGCTTTTAACACCTTTTAAATTTTTATTATAAAGCTTTTTATTTTTAAAAAATATAGAATTTTCATCTTTACTTAAACGATCATAAGTATCTTTTAATAAATTAGATTTTTGTCTCTGAAGTTTATTTATTTCTTTTACATTACGAGATTTAGGATCTACATTTTGAAGCTCTTCTATTTTAGAAGATATAGCTTCAACTTCTTTAGCTGTTTCAGGATTTTCTATATTAGCCATTATTTCTGTCTCAGCTGCCATCCTAGCGTCTCTTATTCTTTTATATGAATCATTTTTTACTATGTCTTCATTTAGTCCTTCTTTTTTTATAAAATCTCTAAATCTATTAGTTGCTTCAAAATTGTTAACAACCTCAATGTCTAAATCATTAGATAATCTATTTTCTTTTTTAAGCTTTTCTAAGTATTCCATAGCTTTTTCTTCACTAAAAAATCTTCTATGATTAACATAGTAAGCTTGTGCTGCTCTATTTGCTCCACCAGAAAGTACAATACCACCAGTAGACATTGTAGTAGACATAAATAAAGAAGATAAAGATATGCTACCCATGGTGTCAGTGTCCCAACCTATATCTCGACCATGCTCGTCATACTTACGTATACCTTGTAAAATAGGTCCTTCACCCATAATAAAGTTTTGCAATGGTATATTAACAAACTCTTCAAATATTTCACCAAATACACTGTTATAGCTACTCATTTTAAAAAACTGACTAACTAACTCTGATGGCCTTCCATAAAATCGAGTTAATTTTAATTTTCTAGTTATATTAGCAAGACTAATTTTAGCAAAAAAATCACTATCTCTAATCATCTTGCCTAATATTGTATCTGGCCCAAAAATTCTTTTTTTAGCTCTAGATCCCCATTTAAACGCTTGTGCACCAACTATTTTTTCAGTAAATATTTCTGAAAACTGCATACCATAACCTTTATACAAAGCTTCAAACATAGATTCTTTGATAGGCTTTAATCCCATTTTCATACCAACTTCATCAAAAGCCGTTATTATATCATTGCCTTCAGGACCTAACATAAACAAAACGTCTTCAGTTAAATTCTTATAATAATTATCTGATATACGAAAACCTCCACTAAATATAGTTTGTGCGTTTAAAGCACCTATAGTACTTATATAATTTACAGCCTTGCTTGATATATAAGACGTTTTTCCAAGAGAGTTTACATATTCTACTCTATAGTTTGTTATACCACTAAACTTATCTGCTTTTCCAGTAATTTTTGTTTTTGCTGTTTGCCCAATATTAAGTTGACCTTGGTTAGTTAATATTTTAGCGTTTTTTCCTTTAGCTACTTTGTTTAATAAACTTATAGATAATCCTTTTTTAACCGCGTTAAATACAGGACTACCAATTATAAATTCACCAAGAAAAGGTAATGACTGAGCTGTACTTAGTCCTGCCTTATAAGCTATTGTAGCATTTTTTTGAACATAATCGTCAGATTGACCTTTAAGAGAGTAAGCCATTAATATTAACTTTTCACCTCCTGTTAAGCTTTGTTTTCCTTTTAATGCTATTTTATCTGTTAAATGCTTTATTGTTTTTGATTTACGCATGTCAATAAGACCTGATATAAAAGGAAGATATTCAGGTAAATTTCTACTAGTAAGGCCAGCTCCAAATCCTAAATCATCAAGAACTTCAGGATTTTCTAAAACATCAAGAGCATACTTACGTGATTGTTGGTATAATTTTTCATTTTCTTCTTTATATATTCTAGCTACATTTGAATCTATAGTTTCTTTACTAATTACTACTTTATTAGCTTTTTTTATTATTTTTCTGTTTCCAGCTAAATTTAAATTTCGAATACTTTTTATATTATCAATTACTACTTCGCCACCATTTTCTAAAATTTCTATTTGTTCTTTGGTTAAAACTTTATTATCTTCCATTTCATCAAAAATAAGATCTCTTATTCTTTCTAATTCTGGAGTGTATTCTTTTATTTCGTAAGTTTTAGCTTGTAAATATTTTTGACCCTTTAATCTCCAAACCCATCTTTTACCATCCCAATGAAGCTCACCGTTAGCGTTTATAGTTTTAGTTTCTTCATCAAAAGTAGCACTATTTAAAAGACGCCTACTGCTTATAGCAGACAAATTAAGTTGCTCTTGCGCCTCTTCGCCAAGTTCAAAAAAATTAATAGTAATAGAGTTTTCGTTTCTTTGTAAGGCTTCATCAGCTAAATTTAACATACCTTGAGCAGTTACTTCATTAAAGAATTGACTAGCTCCTTTTTTTATAACCTCTTTAGTATCATAAAATATTCCTCCAAATCTATCAAGCCCAGACTCAAATGTTACTTCTTCAGTGTAAGTATACTCTCCAAAAAAATCATACATATAAGACCAGTATTCTAATGTAGCATCAGGTTTATCTTCTTCTGTTAAAGCTTCATTTGTATTTAAATAAGCTTCTAAACGAGCTTGCAAGTAATTTATTTTGTCGTTTGGTTCTAATTTTTTATCTAGTATATCTTGCCTTATTGCTAATAAATCATTTTCTGTCCAGTGCTCAGGTGCGTAATTACTACTATCTGAAAAAAACTCTTTAAATTTATCAGCTATAAATTTATCATGCTTTTTAACTTGATCAAGCTTAAGTTTTTTATAAGCCGGATTTTTTTCTAAAAGTTCATTTTGCCTGTCAGTTTTTCTTTGCAAAAGCTCTTCGTAACCTGGAATTAAAGGTATTAATCTTTTTTCTTCTTCAACAAGTTTTTTAGTAGCCTCATCTAGCTCCTTATCAGTATAGCAATCTTTATCGTATAAATTAAATCCTTTACCTTCAGGATCACAGTGTCCGTTAGGATATTTTTCTTTTAGCTCTTGTATAATTTTATCTCTAAATGGAGATAATTTTTCTTCTAATAATTTTTCAAGTTTGCGACTTTCTTTTTTAAACTCCGCATTAACTCTTTTAATAGTTCGTGATTTAAAATTTTTAAGAACTTTTGATTGATCAAAAAAAGTTTCAGTTTGTTTTTGAAGTTCTTGCAAAAGTTTATCGTGTTCAGTATTAACGTTATTGGTCAAATACTCTTCAAAAGCGTTTGATATGTTTTCTTCATTAACTTCGTTTGCAACATCATATGTAAAATCAACTGTTTCACCATCTATTTCAACTTTAGGTAAGTTTATAATATTATCTTTTGATTCTTTTAATGTTACTTCATTTAAACCTACAGTTTCAATTTCTCTTTCTAAGTCTCTAATTTTAAGATCAAAATACATAGAAGGATTATAATTAATAATTTTTTGAGTATCTTGTTCATAATCTAAACCTTCTCTTAAAGTTGTAATTAAAAAAGTTAATTCATTCCATTTTGATTGAGCTTGTTCTTTACCTCCTAGTTTTTCTGCATTTTTTTTAACCCAACGCTTTTCTTCAAGGCCATTTAGCATAAAAAATTGATCTTTAGTTCCTTCAAATCTAATATCATAATCTAATGAATTAAAAAAATCTTGAGGCTTCATAACAAAACCGTTCTGAGCTTTATTATATTTATTAAAGTAATTTTCATACTTTTCTTTATTTTGCTCAAGATCTTTTATTTGTAGATTTATTTTTTCTTTTTCTTCTTCAGATAGGCCAGTATTGTCAGAATCTTCTTGAGTTAAATCTGTTTCTTCATCAATTCCATATTGCTCGTTATAGTCAAAAGTTTCGTTATCAAAAGGCTTGTATCCAAACTTAGTTGTAGACTTAAAAACATTTTCTAAGTTAACTACTTCTTGTGACTCCGAAAAAGTATCTACCGATGGTAATTCCGTATTTTGTTGTTGATTGTTTTGGGACAGATTTGTCCCTTGAGGCTTTCCCAGGCCATTAACTTTTTCAAATTTAATTTCATAATCTAATTCTTCTGCGTTAATAACCTCTCTTGGAGAGTTGTTTTGATATTTTTCTAAAAATTTACTTTTATTTTCTGGACGTACATATGCTACTCTTGGCGTGCCATCCACTAGTATTTCAAATTTTAAATTTTTCATAAACTGTTTCGTTAGTTACCCGTTAATAAATTGTTTTACGCAAATTCGTAAGGGTCATATCCGGTTTCTTCTTGGTCTTCTAAGTTTGGTTTAGTTCTATTTTGCTCTGCAAATTTAGTAAAATATTCAGCTACATAATCTATAGCTTGGTTTTCATCTTCAGTTAATTTACCAAATATTATTATAGCGTCTTGTAATGATATTTTGCCATCATCAGTAGGATCAAGTCTATTTATATCTTCTTCTGTTATAGATATTCCTAAGTCTTCATAGCTAGCTTCCATTAAAGAATTTATAAAATCATTTTTAAAATTTCTTTTGCCAAATATATTATCATTAATTAATGACTCTAAGTTCCCTGTTGATATTATATTATTTTTTATATTATTAAATATTGCTTCTCTATTAAAACTACCGGCTTCGTTTATTGTTGCAATAGTATCTCGCAAGGCTTGCATAGAATTATTATCTTTTTCTTTTTCTTTTAATATTTTTTTATAATCAAAAGCAGATATGTATTTATTTTCTACTAAATCAACTTGATCTAACATTATTGTATCTTCTGGATCAACTTCAAAATGAGTAACTCCACCAATGTTTACTTGGCCTAATTTTTTAGTCATTTGACCGTAATTAGTCTTTAACATATTGCCAGGTTTACTAGCGTAGTTACCAAATTTAATCTCGTCAGATGTCTCAGATATTTTATCTCTTAATTCTTCTATATCAGTGAAAAATTTAGTTAAACCTCCAAGCCCTTCGCTAAGTATTAATTCTTTTTCTTTAGGCGTTGTAGCTTCTTTATAAGCCTGTTGTAATGGATATAAAGCTTGATATCTTTGCTCTTTAGTAATGCTTATAGGATCAACCCTATTAATATGTTCTTGCATTGCTTTTTCATATTCTTTATTTATCATATTTTAAATTTTATTGCCCTCCTTTAAAAAAGGTTCTAAATTTTGAAGTTGGAGGTCCAAATGGTTGCTGAAAAAATCCTCTTACGCCTTCTCTAAATTTTGAATCACTAGCTCCAAATGGTTGAAAGCTAATAAAATCTTCATAACCTTTTTCTCCTTCTTTACTAGCGCCAGCAAAACCAGAAAGAGTTGTTCCAATACCACCTATAGCACTACCTAAAGCTGACATTCTTTGTTGTTCTGCTTGACTAGCAGCGGCGCCGGCTTGCATCATTTCTTGTTGACTCATTTGTTGTAATGTACCAAATTTTTGCATATTCATTTGTTGAGTTTCTCTTCTACCTTGTCTTTCTAATTGTTGTAATTGTGCCGCCATACCTCTTTCAGCTTGAATATTAGCTGTTTCTTGTTGACCTATACTAGCAGCAGATCTTTGTGCTGCTATTTGTCCTTGTTGAGCCAATGACTGAGCTAACGCTGCTATACCACTTCCGCCAGCAGAGCCTTGTAATGATTGTAAAATATTAGATTGACTCTGAGCAAAGGTCTGTCTTTCAAATTGAGCTTGCTGTTGATTTATAGTTAAATCTTCCATTACGTTTTCCATGTTTTCGTATGGATTACTAGTATCTAGATTTTTATATATATTTCTCATTTTATCTCTTTCTTCTCTAGCCTCTTGCTCTATCTCTCTTTGTCTATCACGCTCGTTTTTGGCCGCTCGTGCCATAGCAAATCCACCAAATATTTGTGAAACGCCAGATACTACTGTTAATGGATTAAAAATCATAATTTTTATATTAATTTATTACTTTACTATAGTTACATTTTTTGCGCACTATTTACTACTAGGTGATATCTCACACGCTACAGAGAACAACTCTGCTTTTTTCTTTGAGTTATTTTTAAATTTAACCGAACCAAAATATCCTAATAAAGAAGAAGCTTCTACTACATTATTTTTTGCAAAAAATATAAAATCAGTTTGAGTGGGAGCTGGAGTGTCACTTGATATATTGCACGCTATAACAGTCTGATTACCTAAGGTGCTTGCATTAGGTAGTGTTATACTATTTATAGTGCCAATTGTTACCACTTGTGACAAGTCTGCTGTTTGAAAACCTCCAAATAGAGTTGGTGTTACATAAAAAACTAAATCACCTACTTGCATAGAAGAAACTGGATTATCAGAGGAGTTAGCATTTAATCCATCTATAATCATTGAATCTTGAGCTTCAACAGCAGGCGACGTTATAGTGCTAGTAGGAAAATTTAAATCTTCATTTAAATTACCTAAAGTTATATTATTTGGTGATTGAAATACTAAGTCTATAGTTGGCATAATTTATTTTTTTTAAGTTGCTGTAAAAAATTCATCTAAGTTCAATACCATTGTTACATCAGAGTCTCCAAACCTATTAATTCTAACGTTAGCTTTTAACGTCGCGCTAGGAGTACCATAAGTTATTCTTATATTATATATTTCTATATGCATGCCTCCATTATCGTCATATACAGAGTTTGTCCAACTAGATTTTGTAGAATCTGTACTAGACCAAGTTGGAAAAGCGCTACCATGTTGACTTACCGCTCTACTAGCTGAATTAGTTATCGTATAATCAATTTCAAATAACTCAGACACTGTACTTAGATGTTTTAACTCAAATGGAGTTTTGTTAGCTCTACCTGTGTAAGTTATATTAGAAGGAGCTGTTAATAAAACGTTAGCTGTAGTAGCTTTTAATGTAAAAACAGGGTTTGTTGGTTGTGTAAAAGTAATTGTTGGTATTTCACTAGATATGGCAGATGATAATACAGTTCCATTTTTAGGAAATATATTTAAAAAATACTTTTCTATTCTTTTAAAAGATACAGCCGCATTATCATTAGCTGTAACAGTTGAAGATAAAGTACATTCATTTTTATTGTCACCATCTGGGTTTAATTCTGTAACCTTAACTATTGTACCTCCAGTTATTTCACTCATTATTAATTGATCACCAACTCTAACTCCAAGCAAAGTATCAAATATAGCTTTAGTACCATTTAAATTACCAGCCATATCTACAGCAGTTGTTAATACGTTTGTGTGTGCTGGAAAATTTTGAGAAATATTAAATTCATTACTTTTTTTAACATCTAATTTTTTTTCTATTTTAACATTAACAGCATCAACTTCCCCAATAATAGGATCTAAAATTGAAGTATTAACTAAACTAGAGTCAAGTATAGATGTATTATCTCTATCATTTGTTATAGTTAAATCAAACTCTGAATCAGGAGTTGCTAGTATTTTTATAAATCTATTGTCGCCAACGCTTGCTATATCGCTATTATTAAATATAATATTAGATATTATTTTTTTGTTTATAACAGGAATTAATCCTGTATTATAAATTAAATTTACTCTAGAGCCAGAACTAGATTTAATAGGTCCATTAGTTTTAACTATTATATCAAAAACGTAAGCTGTAGCAAAATTATTAGAATCTCTAGTTACACTAGTTTGTGCTAACATAAAGTTTTGCCTTTGCATATTAATATATTCTAAATAAGGTTTTCTTAAAAAATAATAACCGTACTCTGCTTCTATACTTAAAGTTCCTACTTTTTTTGCTACGTTTCTAGCTAACGACCCTGTTAAAGTTGTGTTTATAATAGAGTTTTCGTAACCAATTGACTCCATTGTAAAACCAGTTTCAGGTGTAAATAAGGGCAAAGCGTTAGCATTTAAGTTTGTTACACTTGGAGGCCAGTTATCCTGTGAAAGCGATGTTATAACGCTACCCCATATGCTTTCAGTATAGTCAGCTGGGTTAACTATATCAATTACTATGTCGTCTTCAAGAATACCCTCAGCAGTAATTGGCGTTGCCGTGCCATCTATATCTACTTGAATATCAATACTATTATCTGCTAACGAAACACCATTAGCGGTATCTAAAACAAAATCACTAGCAAATGTTGCTCTAGCTTTAACCGTATTATTAAAGCTATTAGCAATTGCATTGTCAGTAAACGTAATACTAGCTATTGAACTAGGTAATGTACCATGCGAAAAGTCTGAAGCTTGTATAACAAATCCTTGATTAGGAGATATTTCCATGTCTGCAAACGTAATCATGTTATCGTTAGCTATAGAATCATTTAGTGTTTCCACTGCCGTAAATGTTGATACTGTATAATTATTTGCCATATTATTTTATTTAAGGTGTATCACCAATGTCACTTATATTAATAGTAATATCATCTAATACTTCATTTGGTATTATCTCTGTAGGAAAACCTATGCCTTGAACAGAAAATTCGCTAGGATCTAAATTAGCTAATGATGTTGTTGTTCCGTTTATTTTATTAAACCATTTGCCTTCTTTTTGTATAAACTCCGGCACCGAACCTTCTTGTAAATCAGTAGTAAAAGATTGTACGTACCATCCCTCCTTACCACTTGGGTTTAAATTATAAAACTCACCATCGACTACGTTGTAATCTACTTTTGATTGGGAGCCTTCATAGCTTACGGCTTTAAACGATTTAACTACATTGCTTACATCGTTAAAAAGGAGTTCAATTTCTGACTCTGCAAAATTGCCATAAAAAGTATTTCTATCAACATTATCTGAATAATGCTTATACACACTATTTTCACTAGCAGTTAAATAACTACCAGCAAAAGAAACTCCAGTTAAAGGTATAAATGACTTAAAGCTTATCCAACCTTTTGAAGCCTCATTAAATGATACTGTTGTAGTTTGCTCAGTAGCAGTTTGGTTAACTTGAGCTACATTCATTGTTAAATTGTATTCTCCATTTATCTTATCAAACGTTCCTAACATTTCATCACAAAGTCTTAATTTTTTTCTAAAATAAGACTTCATACCCACATCTGATATTGGAGTTAAGCCATCAGCAGAAAGTCTCAATACAGCACCTCTTTGTTTGTCAGTAAAATATAATCTATATTGATCAGAAGCTAAAGATTCTGGATTATCTGATATACCATAATCTCCAGCAAAAGGAATAGCTTGCCCTAAAACTCTATTAGTTGCCGTAAGTTGAGGATTTCCATCTGCATTAAAAACAGCATCTTTGTTTGCTAATACTTTTAGTACTTTATCTTGTGTAAAAACAACAACATCTGTATCTCTAGTTTTCATAGCCTGTATAGAACCATAGGTGCTATTTATATTTTTTACTATTTTTTCCGCCATGTTAAACTCATTAAGATTATTTACACTTGACGTAGAGTTATATAAACCAGAGTATATTAATCCATTAGTTATTCTTTCTTGACCGTACTCTAAAAACGTTGATGAAACTCTACAGCCATTGTCAATTTGTGGTGCATTAAAATCGTCTCTTATTCTATCAGATTCTACACCATTACCAAATGAATAACAATTAAACCAACCTAATTGAATTGGATACTTCCAAACATTTTTATCAATTGAAAAAGATCCTGTTGTTTCTATAAACTCAAAAGTAAATTCACCTGTGTCTAATAAAGATCTATTTAAACTAATAAAACTTGGAATCGCTGGATTTGGATTAGAAAGTAATGCTATAACCATAGTACCTCTTTGAACAAAAGTTCCATTTACAGCTCTCACTTCCATGCCTAATTTTAATTCAGATATATCAGCAAGAGTTTTTATTGTTGCAAAACCTTGTTCTCCATTAGCGTTAGTTTCAAAAGTGAAATTAACTCCAGCTCCTTTTATTTGAGTTCTAAAAGAAGGCAACGCTTGCCCTTCTTTTGTTAATTGTATATGATCTAATATTTTAGATCTAGTTACTGTTCCGTTTCTGTTAGCAAAGCTAACTAAATCATCTATAAAAATATAAGATTTTAAATATATGCTATGTCTAATATTTAATATTCCATCTAAACTACCAGGTTGTGCTTGTAGTATATTGGTTGTTTCAGGAATAAATTCATCTAAAGTATTTTTTCTAGACACGCTTATTACATTGTCACCTGTCACAATAGCTATTTTAAGAACATCAAACTCAATTGGTTTTTCAAAACTAACAACATTGCCACTTGAGTTAATTAGATCTCTTTTTTCAACTCTAACAATACTAGCATTAGTGTCTATAAAAGAACCTTGAACATAAGATTCAATGTTGTTTGATTTTAATACCATAGGTATAGCAGGGCTTGCTTCATAATAAATATCTAAATCAATGTCTTTTTTTGGCTCAGTTTCCCAACAAGCATTATTAGTAATTACTTCTACTGAAGTTAGTTCAATATCATCTATAGGTTCTATAAATTCTATTCCAAAGGTTCCTATACCATTGTGCTGAACTGTACCTCTTGGGTCCCACTCGCTTATATCAACGCCCGTGCCATTAATATCTGCTCCTGTTTCTTTATTTACTCTAACAAAAAATACAAATATAGTTTTTCTAAATCTATTAGCGGTGTTAGTGGCAAAATTTTGATGAGCACCCATCATATTAGTAACGTTTATTAAAGAGTTTCCACCATCACTAATATTGGTATCAAATACTTCGTTGAAAGTGTCTGCGCCAAATTCTTCATAATCAGGTAACACTACTGGTTTTACTCTATATACTTCTTGATTAGGATCATCTGTAAATCTAAATAATGTACCACCGTTTTGCATCCTAGATCTAAATTCAGACTGTGTACCGCTTTGAAACGCTAATGCGTCCCCAGTGTTATTACAAGAGAAAAACATAAGATTTTTTTGATTACCATCAATTGCCGCTCCAAATATTTGTTGACCTAGCATGTCATTTAAATTTTGATTAACGCTAGTTAATCCAGCAGGTCTAGAAGTTTCAAAATCAGATATAGTAGTTAAACTATTATTAGCTTGATTTTGTATTGTATTTCCACCAGCAGCTGCTAGATCATCAATAATACCTAATCCAGGAAAACTAAGAAAATAAGAATAATTTATATTAGGAGAAGCCTGTCTACATTTAGCGTTATCTAAAAATATAGCAGAGCTAATATTTGCGTCAACTTTACTTTGATGCCAGTTCCAAAAGTTTATAGTATTAGTTTCATTAGCGTCGTCGCCGAAAGTATTTATTTCTTCCTCTGTGTTAAAATCAGCAAAACTATTAGCATCAGTATAATCAGAAAGATCTTTGTCTTCAAAATCCATATTAGCTGCGTTTGCGTTGTTATCGTTAGCTGGATTTTTAAAATCGCTAGATATATAAGATATTTGAAAAGTTTTTAGTACATTATATTTTATGTTTTGCTCTATTAATAATCTTTTTTTAAGAATATCTGTTTTTTCAATTTTTACAAAAAATCTTCCGTCAAATTCTGGTAAATTTTCTAAATTTCTAGAAACTAATTCCATACTATATTCAATATAACTTTCGTCTGAAGGATCATCTATTTTATTTATATCAATCTCACTTGCATAACCTAAAGCAAGTATCTTTTGGTACATATTTATTTCTTCTGTTGTAAAAGACTTTTCAATATTTAGCTCGCACGGCTGCGTTATTTGTCCATCTACATTAACAAGCATATCAGTTATAGCTGTTACATTAATAAAAGGGCTAAATACTTCAACTGCTGCTATGTTTAATGATTGATAATTATCAAATGTATTACCAGCGCCTGGTATATATCTACCAACAAATCTCATGCGTAAATTTTCAGCAGAATCTGGCAAAGTGCTAATGTTTCTAAGATCTAAACTAAATGATCTTACTAAAGCAAGTTTAGTAGGCGCTCCATTAGTTACCGCCGCTTGCCCTATTTCATATGCGTAACCATCATCAGTTACAGAGTTACCATATATATCTGCTTGATTTTTTATTAAAATTCTTTTAAATTTTCTATTAGATGTTTTTATAAAATCTGGAGCTTCATTAGATATTGCTATAACTTTAAATCTAGCAATTTCATCAACAGCAACTTGTGAGCCTTGTTCATTTTTTAATATTAAATAAGTTTCTTCGTCTATTTTATTTCTATCAGCAGATGGAAAAGAAAGCCAAACATTATTATCTTTAGCTTCATAAAATCTATCCATTACTAAGTTATAATATTCGTTAGATGTTTCTTTAACGTAATATTTTGCGTATTCTAAAAATTTAGGAGGATCAACTTCTATATCTTCCCAGTTTTGCTGAAGTTGAAACTTATTAGAAAAAGCTGATAAAGATTTTGCTACGCTAATATCGCCACTAACGCTTTGACCTAAATTATCAATATAACCATTTGCTATAACTGGCGTTTCTCTACCAAACATATCTCCGTACACAACGCCAAATCTATAATTTCTTATTGATTTAACTGATTTTTTAGGAAGAAGTAAAGGAACTTGTTCTGATATAACAGACTGTTTTATACCGATCGGATCGTTTATGTTATAACCTTGCTCATAATTACCGTAAATTAATCTACTGGCTGTTATTTCTTGAGCTAAAGCTTTTTTAGGAACATTATCCCAACCTCTTAATAATTGATTTGAAGGTAAAGCTCTATTTATCATCTCTGACGTTATAGTTATAACTCCAGTATTATCTAAATTATTTAAACTAAATTCTGTGTTCCATTCTTTGTCTATAAATCTTTTTATTGTTTTTACAATATAAACATTTTGATCATCTGTAGTTTTCCATAATATATCAACTTCTTTTACATCAGAAGGTCTCATAGAGTCTTTAGGTATAAAATTTCTTATAACTAAGCTTCTTAAATTATTAACCATACCTTCGTTAAAGGCTTTGCTAGGAATATAAGAAAAAGAACCAGGTAAAAACGCTAATTCAGACCAAGGTGAAAACGCAGAGTATTCATTATCTTCATATTTGTATCTATACGCAAACCTACCAAATTTACTTTCAAATATTGGTTGTCTTTGCTCTAGCTCTACGCTCCAACTTGTGTTACTATCACTTAAATCAGGATCAACAAATAACATATCTAAAGTAATAGTACCCATATTAGAAATGCTTTCAACGCTAGCCCTTACAACAATAGGATTAGTTTGAACGGTATTATCAGTAAAAGTAAACACGTCGCCTATAAGTATTTGCATGTCTTCAGGAAAGCCACCAGTGCCATCTATTTGATTACCAATATTTATAAATCTTTTTTGATTAGCAGCGGGTATAACGCCTTCGTCGTTAGCAAAAGAATAAGCTAATAAAGTAAAATTAACAATAGAATCTCTAGTGCTATTTCTCATATGTAAATGCGGAGCGTTTACTGGCTTTTTTCTTATAACAGTGATATGTTCTTTTTTTATATCTGCTGTATTTAAATTTTCTGGAGAAAGAGACTCTCCACTAATTGCTACTAGCTCATCTATTATAGGATTGTTTACGTAAAGCTTGGTATGTGTACTGTTGTTAATAGTACCAGCTTTTGATCTTTTTATATTTATTTTTTTAGGCTCGTTATTATTATCTGTCCAAAATAATAATTCGTCTATTATATTAATAGAGTTTATATTTTTGTTGTAGTTAAATTCTAAAACTCTTTCTGGATGTATAAATTTAACACAACTAGAAGATGTTATATTTCCTTCTAAAGCTTCAGTATAAAGATTAACGTTTTGAATTGAGTTTAAAAATATTGTACCTGGATTATCTCCAAAGCCTGAACTTTCTTCTATTTTAATAATTTCAGCACCTGGCGATCCATCAGTATCAAAAATTAAATGATTACCATTTTCGTCTTGAATAGTTAAAATCATACCTATTCTATATTTAGTACGATCTAAAACTGATAAAGAAGAAAAATTTTCCTCGTTAGCAAATGGGCCAAATGTCAAACCAGAAGTAGTTGTTATAGCAAATCTATCAACAAAAACCGGAGTAGAAGCGTATGTTGGGGCTGCTTTAAATTCTGTTATACTATCTATCCATATAACCTCTGAGTCTACTGTTGTGTGAGGTATACCTTTAATGCCACCATCTGGTATAGGAGCAGCTGAAAAAAAGTATGAAGCATCATTTTTTTCATCAGCAACACTAGCTATCATTTTAGACTTTTTTTGATCGTAACCTTGAGTTAAATAAGATGAGCCAATTAATTCGTTGCCTTGCAAATTTTGAACAGTACCAGCGGCGTCGCCGTCAGTAGTTCTAACTTGCACGTTCATGGCGTCTCTATATTGGCCGTTAGGAACTAATCTTTCATCAAGATCTTTGTTCATTCTACCGGCTGTAAATGTATTTTTAATTTCCGGCATAACTATTTAATTTGTTTACCCATACCTTTTAGTACTTGTGTAAATTCTTCTATTTTAATATTTGATAATCTAATTTTTGCTTTTCTAGTTTCAGCAAATTTTTCTCTTTTGTATCTTTGAACTATATATTCTGGTATATTTGACTTAGTAGACAATACAGCATAAGCTATATGTTTATAACAAGCTTCTTCGCAAAACTTATGAACAACCATTTCAGCGTCCGTGCCTAATCCATCGCTTACGTAATGTAAAGTTATTGTTTCGCCAGCTAAAGCAGAGCTAAATTTTATCAAACCTCTTAAGTTATCTATAAAATAACTACCATTTATTTGAGCGTGCTCAGGTTCTAATCCATATCTTCGACCCTCTGTTGATATTTCTATGTCTGATGAGTAATTAATATCATACAATTGATAATCAACTGGTGTTTGACTTTCAAAAGACTCAGAAGTATTACTTGGCGTTTGTTCTACTAAATCATCGGCAACAGCATCCATGTCTGTATCTGCAAACTCGTAACTACCGTCACTAATTTGAGATACTGCAAATGGACTAGATGTTTTTCTAGCTGGATACAAAGGCCTTTCTAAGCCATCAGTACCTACTCTAACTATTTTAATATAATTAACATAATCTTGAGGCAGTATCATAGAAAGCGTGTTAGGTACTTCTATTTCTTGAGATTTAAAAGATCTTAATACGTCGTATGATAATTCTTGCACTGCACGCATGGCGTGAAATTGTACGTCTGATCTATTTACTTTATTTATAATTTTTCCTTCACCAACGTAAGCTACCATAAAGCCACTTATTACATGATCCAATGTTACAAATTGATAATTGCCATAATTAGCAGAATTATCTGAGTTGTAATAACTTGCTTGTGTTGTTCCGTCTAATAATCCCATAATTAATTATTTTGTTCTTGTTTATTTAGCTGTATACTACCAACTCCTGCTTGTTGCAAGTCTGGTTGCTTTAATGTAACTCCAGACATTATTAATATTCTTGAAACTAGATTTTCTTCTTCTGACTTAAGTAATTCAAAATCTGTTGAATTAGTATCATTAAATAAAGGCTTTTCACCTACTACTACATAGCTCCAATTTGGTGAACGCGGCTGTCTATAAAAAACAGCATCGTACAAAGTGTCTTGCAAAGGTGGCGGATGTAATTTTAATCCTATATTAAGATAATTAGTAAACACTTGTCTTTTTAATGTAGGTTTTGTTAAAGGATTTAAATTTAATTTATTTAGTTCTTTGTTACTTACTTTTGTAACTATGTCACCAGTTGTTCTATTTTTTAAATGTATTATTCTACTAGACTCACTTATAATTTGAACAAAAAAGTTATCAAGAGGGCCTGGCGCGGTAGTAGAAGCGTAACTAGCAAGAGCCACTCCTTGATTAAACGTTGTAGAACTATCTGCCCCAAAAACTCCAATAATTGCGTCTTGTATAAAAGGTTCTAATTTTCTTTCTATTACTTCAACAGGATCAACATGAGAACCTTGACTTTTGGGTTTTACTTGAGACATATTTAATTGTTGGAAATAATTTTCATATATTTCATTTTGAGCTCTATCAGCCATTAAATTAAACTCCTGAGGCGTTATATAACCTCTCTGTTCTTTATTTGATAGTGCTAAAACTTTTTGGTATACCTTGTTTATATCTACTGCCATTACTATATATTTTACTATTATATAGTTACATAATAAAGCGGAAGGTTAGCCCCTAAATAAAAATAGCCACCCGTAATGAGTGGCTATTTAAATTAGTTAATTAATATTAACTAAATCTTTTTTCTATTTGAGTATATATCTCCATACCTTCATCGGTTTTAAACCAATGCGCTAACGCTGTGTATGGGTGTTCATCAAAAGGAACTGTCATTATTTTTCTATTAGTTGAGTTCCATATAAAATATCTTTGATCACTAGATAATGAAATTATATTTTCTTCAACAGCTCTAATACCAAAGTTTCTAAGAACAACATTGTCATCGTTTGCTAATTCTAAGAATAAAGTAGGATTATTTCTAGCAAATAATAATAAGTCTCTTTTTAATTCTTTAGAACTCATTTTAGATACTTCAGATCCTTTTTCTACTCTCATTATAGCTTCTGCTAAATCAATATCCATTTGTCTAGCCATTAATATAGCATCAGCCTCCATTTCTAATATTTCTATTTGACTCGCGGCTACTTCAACGGGTTTGTGTTCATAAAATAATTTACCATTATGTGGGTGATATAAAGATAAAAACTTTTGAAGTGTTACTTTTTCTTTTTCTACAAATAACGCTCCGCTTCTAAAAACTATATGCTCTAATCTTTGTTCACCTTTCATTTCATCAACAAAACAAGTTCTTTGGTTTTGACAATATTTTATTTCTCTTTCGTAACCTTTTTCTTCATCAAACCAATATAAGTTTGATGTTTTAATAGAATGAGATAAAGGTTTTCTTCTTGACTTTAAATAATAAACTCTATCTTTTACTTCCCAAGTGTTTCTTGGTTTAGCTTTTATTTTAGGAGCTTCAACCTTAGGCTGTTCTTCTACAACCACTGTTTCTTCAACTATAGGTTCTTCAACCTTAGTTTGTTTTTTCTTTGCCATAATATAATATATAATATAATTAATAAAAATATAAGGGCGATACGTGACCGCCCTTATAAATAAATAGTCTTACTTCATTAACATAAAGTTGTTAGCACCTTGTACTACTAAACATCTTTCAGTTAAAAAGTGTAACTGCATTGCATCAAGCGCTGATGTAGCCGCTCCAACAGAACCAGTGGTCCATGTTTTCATTCGTCTATCATCAGTTTGTGAAGCTCTGTATCTAACGTGTAAGAAAGGTCTTTTCATGTTTTTTCCCATTTGTTGGTCATAAACAGTTGAGACACCCGCAGGTATCATAACACCTCTAATAGCTTCAGATCCAGCAGCCTCGTTAATTCCACCTCTTGTAGCTTTGTCATTTAAGTATCTAAAGTCAGACTTGTAAAAGTCATAAGAACCTCTTCGGAAACCTGAGAAACCTAAATTTAACGCCATGTCTTCGTCGTTGTCAAATACTCCGTAAGAAGTACCTCCAGCTCCGTAAGAATTCATTGAAGCTAACATGTCGTCCATTGCTAAGCTAGTAGCTCTGTTTACAAACATCATGTATTCTTCAATAGCACCTTGTTTATCGAACTCAGCTAATATAGCGTCAAACTCAGCTAAATCAGTAGCAGCATTAACACCAGTTACACCAGATGTAACATTACCTCTAGTTTCAATAGCGGAAAATAAACCTTCTGTACCGTGCTGATCACCAGCTGTAGCTAAGAAATTATCTATGTCATCAGTTCCTGGCACGTTCTTTTCAGCTTCTAACATTGCCATTTCAATGTAATCATTAAATCTAGCTCTTGTGTCAGACTCAGCTTTTAAGTACCATAAGTAACCACCTTGTCCCATTTCAGTTGAAACTTCTACCCAACCAATTCTTGAAGCATCTGATCCAGATACTTCGTAGTAATCTTTCATAATAATTGGTTTGTTAGTAAAAGATTTAAATTGAGGCTCATTAGCTCCTCTTGAGTCTGTATCAGCTGCAGCAGCATTTAAATAAGATTTACCTTTAGCAAATTCAGAACCGTAAACTAATACAGTAACTTTGTCACCATTAGTAAATAAAGATAAGTCAGCAAATCCGTAAACTTCAACACCAAGAGTTGCGTTAGTCGCGTGTACTTCTCTAACTAGACACTTTCTAACTCCAGCAGCGCCAGCTACAATAATAGTATCATTAACTCTAATACCATGCTTAGCAGCTGTAAATCCAGCAGATTCGTCAATGTCGTTTTCAATTGTTATTAAACCACCATCAGCCGTAGCACCACCAGAAATTGTTGCGTTATTAGTAGTAACCGCCGCTTTGTATGATAAATGTAATCTACCTTGTTCAGACCAAACAACTTGATCTGAAGTCATAGATTCTTCTGCTCCAACTTGAGATAAAAAACCTGAAATAGTTCTCGGTCCGAAAACTTCAGCTTCTTTTTCCATTAAGTCTGGCAGGTATTGCTGCGCCCAGTTATTACCTGAAGCAGCAGTAAAATCGATATAGTTTGATTCAAGTGCTACCTGCTGTGGAGCAGGTACGCTATTTAAATCACTTCCACCTGTAATTGCCATAATATATTCTTTTTAAATTATTAATTATTTTCGTTTTCTAATTTTAAAAGACCTATTTTTTATATCAGAAGAAGATTGACCTAAAACCCTATACTTAACACCCCCAACATTAGTTTCGCCGTGCGTTTTTCTAGGTTCTAAATTAATATTTTTATCTTTAGCAACTTGACTTTTAATTGCATCTGCTTTGCCTTGTTCATAAAAGTGCTTAGCAATAGCATCTGCGTTCATAGCTGTATATAAAGATTTATGATAACCGGCCGTATCATCAATAGTTGATTTATCTTCACCAACAAACTTGTTGATAAAATTATTAATATCACTTTGGGTTGTTTTTACTTTATCTACATCTTTAACATTAAACCGATATTTTTTATCTCCAACATTATATTCAAAACCTTTGAAATTTTGCCCAAAGAAACTATCAGTTTTATTTAAAAAAGTCCTTTTGCTTTTTTTATTTAATTCCTCCTGTTTTTTAGAGTCTTCATTGTATTTGTTGTAGAAATTAATTGCTTCCTGTTGCTCAGGTGTCAACTTTGACCCAGCTTTAATTTCTTCATAGTATTTAGACTTTTGCCCGTCTAAGTAGGCTCTAGCCTCGGCAACTTGCTCTTTGAGGGCTATTTTCTTTTTACGTATTTCTTTTGGATCTTCAGCCTCTTCATCAAAACCATAAGTGTCTTCTAATAAAAAGTTTCTTTCTTCTGCTGATAAATGAGACTTAGTTGTTCTATAATATTCATCTAAAACATCGGAGTCGTCTAATTTAGAAATGTCTCTATTTAAATTTACATAGTCTTGTATATCACCACCTGTTTCATCCATAAAGTTAACAAGTTTTTGTATATTTTCTGGAAGTGGCTTGCCAGTAGCGACAGCTTCTTCAACTGCTTCTTCAACCACCTCTGCAACTTCTTCTATCTTTTGCTCTTCCTCAGTAACTTCTTCCATAATTGGCTGCTCAGTTACTTCTTCTAATACTTCTTCTTGTTTTTCTTCTACGTTTTCTTTTTGCTCTTCAACAACTTCTTGTTTTGGTTTTGCGTCTAAATCTATTTTAATAACATCTGGATTTCCAGCGCTATCAAATTTAGATTCATCTATAACATTTTCTATAACCTCTTCAATAGGTTGTTCATTATTTTCTTCAGTTATCTCTTCGATAACTTCTTTGTTTTCTTCTGTCATAATAAAATTTTATAAAATATTAAAAATTAGAGACCGTATCTTTCCATACTAGCGTCCCCTGTAAGTATATCATTACCTGATGATTCAAATTTATTAAGTGAATCACCCTGTTTTCTTTGATCAATCATTTCTTTTTGACGATCAGCTTGTATATTAACTCTTTGATCTTTTCTGTCTTCTCTCATTTGCTCTACTTTAGAGTTGGTTTCTTGTTTAGAGCTCTCTAGTTTAGTATTTAAATCAAACTCAAATTGCATTAGTTCTTTTTTAAGTTGAACTTCTTGTTGCAAATATTGCATTTTTAATTGATTTTTTGTTTGCTCTAGTTGTGCTTCTGCTTGAGTTTTAGCTTGTTGTTTTTGCATTTCAGCTTGAGCCGCTGCTTGCTGAGCTTGAGCATTAGCTTGAGACTGTGCTTGAATATTTTGTTGTTGCATTTGCTGGTCTCTAAGCATTTTACTTTTTCTCTTTACTTTTAATAGTTGATTGGCTAGCTTTACATTTCTAACATTACGTAAATCAATAGCGTCATCTAAATCTATTGACTGTTGCTGCAAAGCAGCTTGAATATTGTTTTCTAATAATTGCTTTTCTTCTTCATCTGGAGTAAGTTCTATAAATATACCAAAATCATATAAATGTAAATTTTTCATTTCATCTAATGTAGCAACATTGTGCGCTCCTAGCGCTCTTATAAAAGCGTCTTTTGTTGGTGAATATTCTATTATGTCAGATATTCTTAATGATAAACACTCAGCTACCTCAGCTGTTAAATATAACATTGATTGTAATATATGTCTTGTTGCCGTGTTAGAGTTTGCAGCTGCTAACTTTTGTACGCCAACTAAAGCGTCTCTATCTGGAGTACTAGCATCTCTAGCTTCGTTTAATCCAGTTACATCCCTTATCATTTGTAAATAATAGTTATATGTAGCTATTAAGCTTTGTAACTTTCCTCCATTTACACCATTATTAATTTGTTGTATTGGAACTTTACCTGGATTAGGATCTCCTTCAGAAGTAAAACTTCTACCAATAACACTACCAGTTTGGAAAAACATATTTAGTGCTTCTTGCGGATTATAATTAGTTCCATTACCTAAATCTATTTCAGCTAAACCATCAGCATCCATATAAACACCATCTGGTACCATACGAGCCATTACTTGCTGTAACTTTAAATGAGTTAGTTGAATCATATCGGCAAAACTAGTTATTCTGCCTACTAAACTTTCTATTCTACCTTCGTACATTCTAGGTGCTACTATTTGGTAATTCATTTTAACTCTACCAAAATCAGAATCAGAACGCATCATGTTAGGGCACATTCTCCATTTTAAAACTTTATCCGCTCCTATAATGTAAACACCTTCATATAAAACTTCAACGACTCTTTCTAGTTTACTAAAATCACCGTCCATATTTTCTACAGGTGGATTAAACGTGTCGTCTTTTTGTATTACTTTTTCACCTCCAGCAGCTGTAGACTTAAGCTTATACACATCGTTCATATGTGTTTTATAATTAAAATATAAAACCTGAACTTTGTTCTTGTCTCTATTAGTAACATAGTCTAGCGGATACGCGTATTTATCTACTAAATCTTTTATATCACTCTCAGATAAATCAGGAAACTCTTTTACTAATTCATTTATTGGTAATTCTTTTATTTCTCCAATATAGTATATATCTTCAAAATATGGTGATTCAGTGTGCGAATAAACTAAATCAGCTGGGTCTACATATTCAGCTCTAGCTCCATTACTAAAATCAAATGTAGTTTTTGTTGCTCCTATACCTAAAACAGTTAAATCATATAAACACCTTTTTCTTACTAAATCATAGTTACTGTCTTCTAATAAAACGTTTAGCGCTTGCTCTTCTGCTAGTTCAACAGCTTGCTTGTAATCTAATTGCATATGCAAAGCTAACTCTTCTTCTGAATCAGGTAATTTTTCAGGATCGTTTTCATAAAGATTTATATCAAACTGCTGTTTAGCTAAATCATTAAACTCTCTAGCACGCATATCACTTAACAAAGACTCCATGTACTCAGTTCTTTTACTAACTCCATAATCATCTTGTGAAAAACAATTTATTTCATAGTTTCTTTGAGCCATACCATTAACTACAATATCAACAAATTTAGGTATAATAGGAACTGGTTTCCAGTCTAAATTTAAATAAGACAAATCACCATTTATAGATAATTCATTTTTATATTTTTGTATAGGTTGTTCTCCTCTTGCGTATAATCTTAATGTATGAAAATTATTTTTATGACTATTGTATTTAGACGTAGTTCCAGAAAACCATTCGTGTCTTATAGCTCTTGCTACTTTTAAACCATACTCTTCACTTAGTTTTTCTAAATCACTAACTGCTTGTGATGGAAAATGTATAGAATGTTCTTGTCTCATATTTTATTTTTAATTATCTGTGATGAAAATCCTTTATTATTATATTTTGATATATGTATATTCAATGGTGTTTTTTGTTTATTAGGATTAGGTCTATATAAATGTCTATTACAAGCCATTATTGCTAGACCAGAGCTTATAGCAGCATCGTGCTTAGTTCTTTTATTTATATCAAACTTAGACCAATCGTTTAAAGTATCATTAAAATACATAGTACCATAAGTACCGTCTTGTAATAAACCAACGTGGTCATTTATATACATTTCAATAGCTGCAGCATGAGCTTGTTTTATATCTTCACTAGAGTTTGGTATACCACCTACTTCTTTTTCTGCTACAGATAATTTATTCCAAACTTTATCTGGCCTGTTCATGCTAAAACCTCTATAGCCTCTTCTTCTTAAATAATATAATAATCTTGGTTTATTGTTTTCTGCAAGCAAAGGCATGCCATAAAAAACTAATGCCATTAAAACATCTTCAAAAAATATCTCAGCTGTTTGTGGTCTTGCTATGTATTCAAGGAAAAAAGTATTTGCTGGAGCGTCTTCCATTGAAAACTTTGTTAGTCCATGCAATGCTCCTTTTGAACCTCGCTTATCTACTGTTCCAGATATATCGTATGAGTCACAGCCAAACGCGCCCATGTGTTCGTTACCTGGATACCGTACGCCATTTTTTAAAATAACGTTATTTTGTAATTTATTTCCTGGTACCCAACTTATATTAAATCTACCATTAGGATCTGGATTAAAAGTAACTAAAGTATCTTTTTTACCGTTCAACCATTGAAAGTTGCCAGTTGTTATTACTGATGAGTTTTTATTACCCTCATTATAATCTATTTGCTCATATATTTTTATAAGATTAAATAAACTATTTTTTGTTTCGTCTCTAAACGCATGCTCTTCAGTTCTAGGAAACTGACGATAAAATTCATTTAAAGCATCTTGATCATCTTTTAAACCCTCAGCTTCATTGTCCCAGTGATCAATTACGCCGCAATCTATTTCTATACCTTGT